CGCCCGCGAGCGTCAGGTCGGTCGCGGCGGGGGAGGTGAGGGTTGCGGAGATCGGCGTGACAAGCGTCGGGCTCGTCGCAAACACCAGCGCGCCCGTGCCCGTTTCGTCGGTCAGCGCCGCCGCGAGATTTGCCGAGGATGGAGTCGCGAGGAACGTCGCCACGTTTGTGCCGAGCCCCGAGACTCCGGTGGAGATCGGGAGTCCGGTCGCGTTGGTCAGCGTGGCGCTCGCTGGCGTGTTGAGAATCGCGCCCGCGCCCAGCGTCGCCACGCCCGAGACGGAGAGCGTGCCGGTGACGCCCAGCCCCGTCGTCGCGACATCGAGCACCTTCGCGCCGCCAGCAGCCACACCGATGTTGCTCGCTCCGATGCGATAAAGGCCGGTCGTTTGGTCGGCGGAAAACGCGAGGCTCGGATTTCCGAACGTGCCAGATGCCGCGTGCACGCTGCCGCTCGGCGTGATCGTGCCGGTAACGGTCATGCCCGTCGCTGTCATCGTCGCGCGACTCGTGCCAGCGACCGCGAAGCCCATCACGTTCGCGCTCGCGCGGAAGAGTCCGGTCGTGGGCTCGTTCGTAAAGTTGAGCGAGGGAGCCGCCGCCGTGCCGTCGTCGAGCGTAATGTTTCCATCCGTCGCGTTGATCGTGATCGAGCCCGCGCCGTTCGAGATCGAGATGCCGGTGCCCGCGGTCAGCGTGGAGTTTACGAAGCCCGAGCCGTTGCCGATGAGAAGCTGTCCGTTGCTCGGCACGGGCACGAGGTCGGTCATCGTAGTGACACCGCCACCTCCGCCCCCGTTGCCACGCGCTGCGCTCAGAGTCCAATCGCCAGCCGTGCGGCTCGGCCGCTCGCGATTGCCGTCGATGTTCGACACGAAGCTGTCGCCGTTGATCGTGACGAGATCCAGCCGCTGATAAGTTTCATCGGGCATCCACCGGCCACGAGGATTGAGCCCGCGAGGCTCGGCGAACTCCTTGCGAAGCTGGTCGATTTCGCCAGCGCGCGGGAAGCGCGAGAGCTCGTCTGTAACGATTTCCTTCACGGCGTGCGTGAGCATTGACGCCGCGTCCTCGATGCGCGCCTCGGCCTTCGCGAGCAGGTTCGCGTTCTCCGCGCGCTCGGCCATGAGCACCGAGTATTTCGCGGCGGTCGTGACCTCAAGCTGCTTCGATAGCTGCTCGACTTTCGCAGCGAGCGCCGCGCCGGTCTTTGCGTGTTCGTCGGTCGCGCGCGCTCGGCAGAACTCTTCGAGTTCGGTGCGGATTTGCGGCTCCGTCTCCTCGAAGGTGCGCTCGATTTCCGCGTTAAGATGCTCGCGCAGAGTCGGCAGTTGCTCCACGAGTTCGCGAAGCTCGGTGCGTTGCACGATTGCCAACTCAATCAGCCGTTCGATTTGTGTCTGGGTGTCCATTTTGTTAAAGAGTTTTTTCGATTGGCTTTGCGAGTTCGATGATGCCTTTACCGTTGAGAATTGGCTTTGAAACGTCGGCAAGTTTTTCGCTGAATTTCGCTCGGTATTTGATCAATGCACTCAGCCATTCATCCGCGCTGGGTTTGGATTTCTCAATGAACGTGCGCTCGACTTCCATCTTCGCGGCCAGATCAACGCGAGGGTTTGAGTTCTCGGCTTGCGTGCGCGCATTCGCCTTGTTGAGCCGCGCCACGATTGCGTTTGCCCACGTCTGCCCAGCGTCCCCACCCCAGCCGTTCCAAGCCTGCCAGCCCTTGCCCTGCGTCTTCCACGTCGCGCCCTGCTTGTCGATTTCGTGGCGGTCAAAGTAGGCCTTCATCCGGCGCACGGTGTCCTCGGAGAGCGGACGCTTGTTGAGGATGTCGCGAGCGCGGGCGAGACCGACAGCGGTCATGCCGCGATTCGATGGCGTTGCCTTTTCGCGAGCAGCGAGTGCGCGCTTTGCGTTGGCGATCATCGCGTCGTTCGGGATGTAGGAGCCGTCCGCGAGGTTGATCGTGACGAGGTTCGCGCTGTTCTGAACCTGCTCGACGGGCTCAGCCGGTGCGGGCTCAGCCGGTGCCGGTGCGACGCTCGCCGCCTGCGCCTCCGCCGCGCTGACGCCCACCGCGTCGCCTGCTGCGGCTGCGGCTGCTGGCGTGCTCGGCAGCGAGTTTGTCGTAAGCCGAATCGCCGTCTCCGGCACGCCGTATTTCTCGGCGAGCTGCTTCACGTAAGCGGCCTCAATCGCGATCTGCTCAAGCCGCGTGAAGGCGTCCGTGCCTTCCTCCGCTGCGATTTCTTGCAGCGACTTCGCGCCCTGCCGATTCTCGTTCATGTTCGCGGCGCTCTCGCGGCCCACGTCGATCGAGAGCTTGGCGGGAAAACGCCACTCGCCCGAGGTCGCGCGACGCAACGCGTGCACCATCGTCTCGCCGGCCAGCAGCGGAGGCGGCGGGATTTCCCCGCGCGCGATGGCGTCGAGAATCACGGCGTCCTTGATCGGGTCGAGAACCTTGTCGGTGAGAACGCCTTGCTGGCGGGTAAACACGCGGTCGGCTGCGGCAAACTCGGCGCGAACGCTCGGCCCCTTGTAGTCCTGCGTACCAAAAAGCACGCCCTCAGGCACGCCCACGCCCAGAGCGATTTCGTGCATAAGATGCTGCACGAATCCCGTGAACGCCTGCGACGGACGCGACGGCATTACCTCGACGCGGTCGCTGTTCTGGAAATAGCGAATCATGCCCACCTCGGTCAGCTCGTTTTTCTGCTGCTGTCCGCTCGGGAGCGAGAGCGCGGGATTCGGCTGGAATAGGTTGCGCGGATTCGCGACGCCGCGGTCGTTGAATATGAGCGCGGCCTGCTGCGACGAGAAACGCACGCCCGCCTTCTCGGCTTGCAGGATGTCGTGAAGCATCCGCGCCGTCTGAATCGCGGCGTGAAAATCAGTGATGCCACGATACTGGTCCACCCGAAATGGGTCGAGGTAGTGACAAAACTGATTCGCAGGAATGTCCTCCGCGCCGAAGTAAACGCCGTCCCGCGTGACTCGATAAATCCGATATGCGACCGGCTGGCCAAAGTCGTTCGTGACGATGCCTTGAAAGTAGTTGTTCGACGCGACCGCCGTGTCGTTTGGATTGCCGATGCGCGTCGCGGGCACGAGCTGCAACTTGAGCCCCTCGCCGCTGCGACGAATCACGAATCCGCAATCGCCATCGACCGGACGCTCCTCGGCGGCGAGCTGCACGAGCTTCTTGAAGCTGTGCCGGTTCGTCACGTCGCACGTCTTGCACCACGCATGGAAATACTCGCTTATGGTCTGGTTGTAATCGCGATCTCCCGTCGTCGGCGAATACTCGTTGGGCGTGAGATACGTCCCGAACTTCCGCGAGATTTCACGAGCCTCTGGGAAGTTATGCACCAAGTCCTGCGCCTCATACATCATCACGACGCGGTCGCGCTGGTTCTGCGATGACTCCGCTGGCTGCGCGTATTGCTTCGGAGCATACAAGCGATTGGTCCGCGCCGCATTGTACTCGAAAAGTGACTTTGCGACGCGAGCCTCTAGCCGTTTCAGCGCCCACGTCGGTGCGATGTTTTCGAGCGCGCGGTCGAGCCACGGTTTTTGAGCGATCAATTTTGACGCGTCGAAAATGTCGTTGTCCATAAGGTCAGAGTCCAGTGAAGCTCACGAAGGTCGTATCTGTGGAGTCACCAGCCGCGTTCGTCAATGCGTCCTGAAGGTTGCCAAGCATATTGTTGAGCGCGTTGAGGTCTGCTCGGCTCACGCTTTTCCCGTTCAACGAATAACTCTGGTTCAAAAGCACCGCTTGAATCGCGTCAATCGTCTTGGTCTTGAGCGCCGTCAGCGTGGCGCTGTCCAGTCCGAGAAAAGGGTTGTCGAGCATACCAAGGCTCGAAACGTCAAACCGGCGCTCAGTCTTTCACCGGCGTGTAGCGCACGACGTTCGCAATCGTGGCCATGCACAGCATCATCGCTGAGGTGTCGAGCCCGTGATTCGGCGCGTTACTCTTCACTTCGCGCCACTCCCAGACGCCGGTGCGGATTTCAACCTTTGACTCACCGCGCAGGTGTTCCAGATAGAGCGGGTTCACGTCGGCCGGCAGTAGCCATTTCAAATCGCCCTTGGCCTCTAGCGCGTTCGCGAGGAGGTCTTTGAAGTAGTCGCCGCTCCAATCGTAGTAGAACACATCCCCGCCTCGGTAGTCGCTCACGCGCGGCTCGCTGAACGGGAAGTTAATCAGCTTGTCGCTCGCGTCGTCCTTCATCGTCCACGTCTTCCGAGCGTGCCCGCGCATCCCCCTCCAACCGAAGTCCGCGCAGTCACGGTCCACGTCGGCCGGTCGATAGCCGCGATCTTGAGCGACGCACGCGTCCTGCACTTTGTATCTGTATTGCATCTGTCGGAGCTGGTCACGCGTCTCGATGCGGCCGAAATAAAGCTGCTTGTAGGTCGGGCCCGTCGCCGAGCTGAACGCCCCGATTTCCACCCACCAGTGGTCCTGCTGGCGGTCGATCGCCATAAAGCGAATGACCTCGCCGTCAATGCCTTCGCCGTTAGAAAACTGCGCGACGGTGTAATCGGATTTCGTGACGAAGAGATTGACCACCTTCTTCTCGACAATCCACGGGCGCGCCTCGCGCTTCGTCCGAAACTCGATCTTCATTTTGTCATCGCCCTGCCGGACGTGGTGATTGTCGGCCTCGCAGAATTCTTCGACGAGCAGCCGCATCGGCCGGCTTACAACCGCCTCGACGCGGAAGCTCTGAATCTCCGACGGCGCGGTCGGGTTCATCGGCACGAAGCGGCCGGCGCGCTTCCACCCGTTGCGCGTCGTGTCGGTGTCGGGCGATTCGTGGCCGCAGTGCGGGCACCGGAAACGGCACGATGCGACCGCGCGCGGCACGTCCCAC